ATTGTTTTATGTAAATAAAAATTAAAATTGATTACGAATACGATTCAAATACTAAATATACTAAAGATATACATCAACAAAATAAATTATACAAATGACAACGTTACTGCTTACACTCGACAATTTGATTGAAGGAACCGTAGAGAAGCGACCTTCTAAATTCATTAAAACCCCTTATGTGGCGGATATTATTCCGATTGGTTCCACCGCCTCGATTCTAGGGCATACTGCTTCTTTAGGTTGCTGCGGATTGGCTGATGTAGGTGCATCTATTTTGATGGCTCCAGTTGTATCTACACAAAAACAAAAAAAAACAGAGGAAAAAAGAGAAGAAACACAAGAAGAAACACAAGAAGAAACACAAGAAGAAACACAAGAAGAAACACAAGAAAAAACACAAGAAAAAAGAAAATGTGAATATAGAGTGTATTTATCCGTTATAAAAGAGCGAGGAAACGAAATCATCGTAGGAATACATCCTAAATTAGCAGAAGATTTGACCGAAACCGCTCTAAAAAATAATTTATTATCACGCCTCCTAAATGTGCAGCGATACAAAAGAGAGACCACTATTTTCGTAGAAGGTAAAGTTGATTCTCGTTTCGACTTTAGCGGCATTGACTGTAATGGTGTCCCTTTCCTCATGGAGGTCAAAAATGTTCCTCTGGCCGACTACGAAGATATTACCGCGAAAGACCGCAAACATAAATGTTATGATGATCGAGCGCAAAATTCAAAGGTCGCCTATTTCCCTGACGGGTACCGAAAAAAAAGCACCGCGACAGTGAGTCCGCGCGCATTGAAGCACTTGCACGAACTTACTTTAGTGAAAAAAGAGTCAAAAACTCGTTGTATTATGTGTTATGTCATACAACGAACAGATGTAGAAAGTTTTCAACCATCTATTATCGATCCTCAATATAGACAAGCATTTCAGGAAGCGGTTGCTGGAGGGGTGGAAATTATTACAATGGTTGTGCAATGGAAGAAAAACGGTGAATCCTATTTTATTAGAGATGATTTACCAGTGAATATGTAGATGTACGCGAATTCTATAATACAGTTAAACATTTTTTATGGAGATAATTTGAATTTATTTTATGTGAATTATATATCATACATATATGTCAAAAGGTTTATTAGGAAAAAAAGGGCCAAACAAATATTCCGCTTCTATATCTTGTGATAAGAAAGCTAGTAAAAATTATCAAAATCATATAGCGAACTTAGCACTGGCCGACGCAGAGCATGATTTGGGCGAAGTGTTGTCCAATGAATTTTCCAAAAAATCTTCCGCATTATTAGGTAAATTTAATCAGGGTATACCTTATTTCTCCACTAGACCTGGTCACAAAATTTCAGAAGATATTGCTTTAAATAGCGTTTTTAGTAACATTGAAAACTGGCAGAATAAAGTAATGGACGTTACGAGCGCCAGAACAGATGGTTCATTGTTGGAAATAACATTCGATAAGAGTCAAACATATTTTACCTACAATGCGGTTAAATTTTGTATTAAGTCACACGGGGAGTATAATGCCCCTTCTAGCGATTTTGGCAAAAAATTTGTAGAAAACACTAGTTTAGGTGGAAGTGGAAATGAAGCTGCTATCATTGTAGATTTTTCTCAACATCATTTTCTAGAAAAAATAAAAGAAGGCGCACATGCTAATTTTACCGTACACTACTTGATGACTCCAGAAGTGGTGAATGACCCTGCTGGAAAACCGAATGTGCATAACAAAAGTATTTTTGGTAATACAAGTATGGGGGGTATCTTACAAAACCCAGGTGTAGAATTACGGTCGTATGTTCAAAATGACCCTGAACCCTTATCTTATACCAAATTTAATGAATACGAACCAAGCCCATTAAACAATTTTTTCTCCAACTATGAATTCACGTTGTCACCAATACGACAAAATTATACGAATCAAAAAGCGGAAAAATTTATAACCACGTTGAATATTACATATGACAATGGTGACAAAAAACCATTAACGAATACCGTGGAGGATAGTAAAGGTGAAAATAGTATTACAACCGTAATTGCGTATCTTAGAACATTAATGAGTCGGCTGTTTAATCCTACTGATATATTCAATTTTAATTCAAAATGTCAGCAAAAAAGAGGGGGTGATTGGTTTCAAGCGTTGGCTTGTCTAGATGCAAAAAATCGCGCGTATACACAAATTTTACCGGATGCTGACCGCAGTAAACCTTTTACGTTACATGAAAATTGTCCGGTTTATTTAGTTACCCATGATAGAATTGCAGTAGCTTTTGCATTATCCAACGGCATAAACGTAATTTATATGGATTATCATGGCATGATTTATGTTTTTAAAAACATGGCGGACCATGCCTTTTTTGGTTCTGGAAAATGCATCGAAGAAATATTATTTGATGGTATTAAAAAAAATTGGATTGAACACGATGAAGGTGAATTCCTGAGACAACGTATTGTAACTGCGGAAAATTATATGATGGCGCGAAGTAGTATATTGGAATTAGAAAAGGGTGCTTTTGAATCGAAAGTCGAAGCTTTTAATGCGTTTATAAATGAATCTGCTTCATTATCCTTTCCTACATTTGCTCATAAAAATGTGGACCAGTTTTTTAATACACTTCAAGAAAAAATACAACAGCTTTTTTCACAGGCAGTGAGATTCATGTTTGTGGAAATAAATTTAATTAATGTTAGAGAAGAAATAGATTTTGTGAAAAATAATAAAGACACGATTCAGTGGACAAAAGGTTTTGAGGAACAACAGGAAAGCAAAGAAGAATTTTATAAGAAAATAAATACGTTTAGTAGAAATTTGAATAATATAAAGGGGCTTTGCGATAGATTTGGGTTGTTTTCTGCAGAAAATGAAAACAATGCCGATATAACTACGTTAATAAATAGCATTACGAATTGGATAAATATTAATGTTAAAAAAATGGATATGTATAGATTAGCAAATGGGTTTACGGTCGAATATGGAGATTCGGTAGTTACACAACCTAAAAGTTTTTTAAGTAAAGTAAGTGAAAAAATGAGTAGAATTACATCATTCACCACGAAAAATACTAAAATTTCAGATACAACAAACCAAAATGAAACAATAAAATACGATAAATATTTGTTTTTATCATTTATTCAAACATTATCCAATAGAACAAAATTGGTGACGTCTTTGCACTCTCTAAAAAATGTGTTAAACAATTTTTATGCTATTTTTAATGCACAGCCAGATTCGTATTCCAGAGGCAGAGATGGTAGGCTTAAAATTCCACCCAATATCGCAAAATACAATTGTGTTGTAAATTTTATTAATGATGCTACGATAATATTAAATACGGAAAAAAACGCGGACCATTCCATCACGAATAGTGCGAGTGATAATATTATTATTTCGGACTCTACCGACAATATCATTTTAAGCGAAGACAATGAAGAAATTGCGAATATTAAAAAGGATGGCAAATTTTCAAATAACACTGAAAACGAAGTTGTTGTTGCTCAGAGTGGAGGGAAAAGTTATGCTTACTTTACAACATCTAGCGGAAAAAATGACGCAACCGTTGTAAACGACCTTAGTATCAAACAAATCACATGGTCATTGCTTACAGGTATACTAACGAATGGTTTCGATTATTTTCACATGAATAATATTATTCAACAATATAAAACAATCATACCTGAGCGAACTGGTGAAGTTAGAACGAGCACTGGCGAAACCACTGCAACTTATAATTATGACGTAGACCCCTATATACAAGAATTAAAAGCAAAAATAAATGCGAGTTTAATCCGCCAGGGAACCGAACTTGTAGCACCTGCCGTAGCAGTAGGTACAGCAGTATATCTAGAAACGGTGAGTCCGCTCCTTGGTGCGACCATTGTGGGACTATCTTGGACCGCGGAATATGTATATGAAAAATACATTGTTAAAAAAGGTGGTGCGGAAAATGAAATTGGCGGTGTGGAAAATGAAATTGGCGGTGTGGAAAATGAAATGGGCGGTGTGGAAAATGAAATGGGCGGTACTGATTTATTAAAAGACTTTACTTTTGGTTATCATCCGCTCATGCCTATTTATATGTTATTGTCGCCATTTTATTATACATTGGGTGCAAAATACGAGAGCGACCCCTTCTTCTACACTTATTTTACATATATAAACGTATTGGAAAAAATGGTCAATGTTCTCGAGGCGAATTATTTAAACGATGCTTTACATAAGAATAATGTTTTGGCTGCTTATTTATTAGGATTCTCTCTGGGCACATTTTTATTCTCGTCAAACACGAGTCTTTTGCAAAATAATAAAATAATAGATGTGGTGGGAATATCACAGCAAGACTATTATACATTTGCATTAAAGAATGATTCGTTCGCCAGTTTAATTACAGGGGCCATACATTTAACACCTGATGAAGAAGTGTTGGGTTTCGTCTTGTTAGACAGCGAATTATTCAAAAACTTTATAAACGTTGAAGTAAATATAAAAGAGATTTTAGAACGCGGAACGTCTGAAACGGATTTACCGTCACATATGGTTCTAAAAAATAGAATTTCTGACATCATGACACGCATCGTAACCAAAGTGAATAATGACCGTGGAACACCCCTAGAAGTCGCGAATGATGCGGTGGCGTCGGGAGTAAAACCTGTCATGGAAGAAGTCATGGAAGAGGGTAATGGGGCATTGTCGGGAGTAAAACCTTCTTATGAGGAAATAAAAGCGCAACGACTGAAAAAGAAAGCGGAAGAAGATGAAAAAACGCGCGCTGAACAAATGGAGATGTTAAAAAAAATCAATTTGAAAACGGGGGGACCTAGTCCTATGAAAAATGGGTTGCCTATACAAGTTGGCGAAATATCGTCGGCAGTTGGTGGTGGCGCTAATAAGAGACGTCGTATCAAGTCGAACAAAAAGAAAAACAAACGAAACAAAATGTATACTCGAAAACAAAAGAATTCGGTTAAAGTGATTAGATTTACTAAAAAAACCAAAAAACACAAAAGAAATCATAAACGAACGAGGAAAATTTATTAGGTCTATATTTAGTCTACATACTTAACAAGTAACGTGAAGGTTTTGTAACGGTTTTTCCATAAACTCATTCACAAATTCTTCTGGTATACAATCAAAGTCCACCAATTTCTTATTTAACTCGTATTGTGCATAATATGCGGTGTTTTCGGCCATTTTCTTTGCAAAGAATACAGGATCTTCAATACATTTTTGCGCGGTTTTGGGTCCACATTTTGGAAATATTGAAGGAATATTATCACTCGTATCACCCATAATAATTTTGATTTCTAAATCGTGCTTTGGGTTTCCAGTAGAACTTTTATTTTCGGCAATATTTTTAAAGGCTAAATTATATAAATGAACATTGGGGGCGTTTAATTGCAAATAATCGCGGTCACTGGTAATAATATAAATAGTGCAATCTGGGTATTTTTGTATTACATATTTTACGGAAATGGCAATGCAATCGTCGGCTTCCAATCGCGGATGTTTTAGGGTTGCTTTCACGCCGCCTTTGACAAATAATTCTTCTTCGTAGACCATTTTAAAGAAAGGACCGCCCATAAATCCTTCTTGTTGGACGCGTGTGGCCTTGTATGAAGGGTATAACTCATTGCGCCAAATATTTTCTCTCTTGCAATCTCTACCGACAATTAAAATTGGGTCGGTTGTTTTGGGAATTTTTAATTTTTTAGGTAGTTGTTTTAAATTTTCAACAAAAGTTTTTTTGAATTTTTCTACAAAGGTTGCATTTTGATAAGGGTCTTCTAATGATTCTTCTGGGTGGGCGTTTTTCCACCATTGTTGAAGGGCGTAATATCTGTAAAAACAATAATAACTGCCGTCTACAAATATAAAGGTGGGATTCATTTGGTTTGGGTTTGAGAAAATTTGTTCAAATATATTCGTCATTATACATAATATATTTGAAAGGTTTTTAATTCAATTTTATTGTTGGTGTATTTACTTTATCACTGATGCTAAAATTATATAACACTAAATTTTTGGAGATATTTGTCATAATCAGGCGGTAAATTAGTATTCTCATGGATGGGAATTTTGTGGAAGTTTATATTGCGGTCATACAAATCACTAAACTTGCCGATTTTCTCTTCTATTTTTGCGGTATCGGTATAATAATGGTTATTGTATTCTTGATGTGAAAAGGATTCTATTTTGGTTTTTATATAGACGCCATCCCCGAAATAGGATAAATGCCATCCGCCGTTTTGTATGGTAGGACATTGATAATGTCTTATTTGGTCACATGGAATAGCTAACTCTTGGTATTTTTTATAAGAAAGAACCTTGGCTTCCGTCCAGGTTTCGTATAATTTTGTATTTAGATTATAATAATAAAAATCCATGGCGAGCATGTGTATTTCGATGAGGGGTTCTTGGTGTTTGATAGGATAGAGAGTATTGGGGTTTGGTATTTCATCAACATCGGATATGATAAGAATATCGTGGTCGTCTAAATTGAGCTTTTCTATTCCACGCGATATAGCGTTTCTTTGAAAAATTTCGTTTTGCCATTGTTCTCCACTGTAAAAGTTTTTATAATCAATGTTCGGATATTTATGTGGTAAATCGTCGACGACAATATGTATAATTTTGTCGGCAAAATCGGCAAACTTGTCCTTATTTTCATGGAAAAAAAGGGTTTTTTCTTTTCCACTAAAGGTATGAGTTGATTCTACAATGACAAAATAATCCACCACATTTTTCAATATATGTAATCGATATGACAATAGTTCTAGTTCGTTGAAAAAAATAATACAATCAATCATTTTCCTATTGGTTGTAATCGTGCCTTCTGACCGGTCCATTATGCTACATAATTATAATTTTTTTATTGATTTGTAACGATTTTTTGGGGATTTTGGGGCGCGATTTTACTACAAAACGTAGGGAATTTCGCGTTTTTTGGCGTAAATTTGGTCCCTTCACATGTAGTATTGGTGAAAAGTTTTGGCAAAGACTTTTTTGGGAAAATCGATTTTGGTTAAATATTGTTAAATTTATTTTTATATAAAAATAAAAGTGTTTTAATATATAAAAATGCCAAAAATGGAAATTGATTATTCAAATACAGTTATTTACAAAATAACTTGTAAGGACCCACTAATTACTGACCTATATGTTGGTCATACTACAAATTTTGTACAAAGAAAGCACGGACATAAACAGAGCTGTATAAATGAAAAATCTAGCAATTATA